CACTGCCACCTACAACCTGACGGTGCCGGGAACCTATTACATCGCCGTCCAGTCCAATGGCACGACCGCCAAACTGGCAACCCTCAACAGCGATGTGAACCCGACCCTCACCGGTTCGGCCACGGGCGTATTTGGTACCGGCGCCAGCATCACTCCCCCCACCACCTACACGGCCAATCTCGGCCCAATGGCCATGTTGTATTAACGATTCCACACCTGTCTGTGGCGCCACCCTCCTATAGACAGTGTGCCCGCCGTGTTGATCCCGAGCGGCGGAAAATTCGGGATCACCAAATTCAGGAGTTTGCATGACTGCCAATTCCAGCGTCCGCACTGCTACGGCGGTTGCCGACCCCAACAATCCCAGCAACACCTATTTGCCAGCACTCAACAATGTGCGGGTAATTACGGCCTCGACTTCGGTCACATTCAATCCGCCTGTGCGGGTCCTGGTGGCGAACACGGCTGGCAACGTCAATCTGGTCCTGGCTGGTTCAACAACCCCTGTTGTCGTGGCCCTCACAGCCAAAGTACCCAGCTCACCTCAAATGATGATCGTCCAGGTCCGCACCACCAACACCACCGCAGGCACCATCAAAGGACTCTACTGATGCCAAAGAAGACCGCGAAGAAGGGCAAGTCCGGTAAGGGCTGCTGAGAAATGTTAGAGTGCTTGGCGCCTGAAACTACACCGCGGCCAACAGGGCTGATGTCCCAGTGGCAGCCAGGCCAATCGGGAAACCCACTCGGCAGGCCCAAGGGTTCTCGGAATAAGCTTGGCGAAGACTTCATTCGCGCCCTTCAGGAGGATTTCGCAGAGAACGGCAAGCAAGCGATTGTGGAAGTCCGCACTGAGCGCCCTCACGAATATCTCAAGGTTGTGGCCTCGATCCTTCCCAAGCAAGTAGAGATCAAAGAGGGCAATTTTGACGGATTCAGCGAGGAACAGCTCGCCGCTCTCGTTTATGCCGCGCGATCAGCTCTCGGCATTATTGAAGGCAGCGGAACGGGAAGCGCAGACACGGGCCAGCCGTAATAAGCTGAAGTCCTACAAGCCATACCCCAAGCAGCGCGAGTTTCACGCGCAGGGGAAAGTCCACTCTGAGCGTCTGTTCATGGCCGGCAACCAGCTGGGCAAGACAATTGCGGGGGGCTTTGAATGGGCCATGCATCTCACGGGGAGATATCCTGATTGGTGGGATGGCTATGTCTTCGACAAGCCTGTTCGGTTTTGGGCTGCTGGCGTCACAGGTGAATCCACCCGTGACAATCCCCAGCGCATCCTCATAGGCCCTCCGCAACAGAGGGAAATGTGGGGCACGGGGGCAATTCCACATGATTGTCTCAAGGACTGGGACATCACACGCGGCTTACCAAACGCGATAGATAGCGCTGTGATCAAATGGGGTGGGGGAGGCGACGTACAGGCGCAAGAGTCTGTTGTGGCCTTCAAGTCCTATGAGAAGGGCCGCGAGAAGTGGCAGGGAGAGACGCTGCACGGCGTCTGGTATGACGAAGAACCCCCGCTGGATATCTATACCGAGGGCACGACACGCCTTCAGGCCAATAACGGACTGGCGATCATTACGTTCACGCCTCTCAAGGGTATGTCCGAGGTTGTAAGCCTGTTCCTCACCGATGCCATGCTGAACCAGCTACAGGAAAGGGCCAAGCTATCAGCCGCGGCATAACGATGATGACGATTGACGATGCCGAGCACTATTCGCCCGAGCGTCGCGCCGAGATCATCGCCGGATACCCAGCGCATGAACGCGATGCCAGGTCAAAGGGAATACCCGTGCTGGGCTCAGGTGCCGTGTTCCCGGTGGCGGACGAAGACATATCGATTGCCCCATTCCCCATTCCCCACCATTGGCCCCAGATCAATGGGCTGGACTTCGGCTATGACCATCCCTTCGGGGCTGTGAACTGCGCTTGGGACCGTGACAGCGATGTGTTCTACGTCTGCAAGGAGCATAGCGTCAGGCTCCAGGGCCCTATCATGCATGTGGCGTCAATCAAGCCATGGGGCTGGTGGATACCAACGGCATGGCCGCATGACGGCCTGCAGCATGACAAAGGCGGATCGTGCGAGGAATTGGCCGCTCAATACCGCACGCAGGGCCTCAACATGTTGCCCGAGCGGGCCACTTTTCCCGATGGGGGAAATGGCGTAGAGGCCGGTGTCCTCGAAATGCTCGACATGATGCAGACAGGCCACTGGAAGGTCTTCAGCACATGTGGCGGATGGTTCTCGGAGAAAAGGCTCTATCACCGCAAGGATGGCCAGATCGTGAAGATCAAGGACGATATCCTGTCCGCCTCCCGATACGCCTTCATGATGCGCCGCTTTGCCGTGACGCAGGTGAGACAGAAGGTCGGCCCGCGCCGGCCAAGGGGGGATCTGATGGGGCAATCCTCATGGATGGGCAGATGAAACACACGCTGACCGGCACGGAACGGCGCACGCTGCGCATTGCGCGTGCGAGAGCCTCTTCCAAATGGACCAATGGTGGCCGCATCCGGGCCAAACAGCCGGCGCCCATCACGCTCAGATTAAAAGACAAGCCAATTGGCAACTGAAGACACATTTCACGATCAACCGGAAGACCAGGGCACTCCTGACGAGAAGATCGTCAAGGAGGCCATGCGGCGTTTTGATGTCTGCGCTGCGGTGGAGAATGACTGCCGCCTGCGGTTCATAGAAGACATCAAGTTCTGCAACGCGGACGCGGACAATCTCTACCAATGGGATGAGATGACCCGCAATGCGCGCGGGTATGGAACGAGTGATGAGCGTCCGTGCCTGACCATCAACAAGACCCGCCAGCATTGCCTGAACATCATCAACGACGCCAAGCAGAACAAGCCCAGCGTCAAGGTCAAGCCGGTCGGCAATGGCGCCACCTATGACGCCGCCCAGGTCTATGAAGGCATCTGCCGTCACATTGAGTACATCTCCAATGCCCAGGCGGCTTATGACACCGCGACCACGTTTCAGGTCCAGGGCGGCATTGGGTGGCTTCGCCTGGCCACGGATTACCCGGACTATAATGACCAGTCCTTTGACCAGGAGATATTCATCAGGAGGGTCAAGGACCCGCTGACGGTCTATTTGGACGTGGATATCCGCGAGGCCGATGGCTCCGATGCCATGTATGGCTTTGTGTTCGATGACATGCCGAGGGACCGCTTCAAAGAGAAGTTTCCCAAGTATGCCGATCTTGCCAACAAATCCCCTCTTGACGTGTCAGGGAACTGGCTCCGCGATGATCAAGTCCGAGTGGCTGAATATTACCGGATTGTCGAAAGCGACGATAAGCTGGTGTCCTACATCGACTGGAACACTGGCAGCCGCACCACATCCAACAAGTCCAAGATGGACAAGGATGATTACACCAAGGCCATAGATGATCCCCAGACCAAGGAGCGGGACATCATGGACCGCAAGGTGGAATGGTATCTGATCGCCGGCGACAAGATCATTGAACGCTCCATCTGGGCAGGGCGCTATATCCCGCTGATCCGGGTGATCGGGGAAGAGACCAACATCAATGGGCAGTTGGACCGCAAGGGCCACACTCGCGCGATGAAGGACCCGCAAAGACTGGCGAACTATTGGTATTCAGCGGCAACAGAGCATGTCGCGCTGCAATCCAAGACACCCTACATCGGCCCGATGGCGGCTTTCGAGAACCTGGAGACCTATTGGGATTCAGCCAACACCGTCAATCATGCCTGGCTGCCGTATAACGCCTATGACGATAAGGGCCAGCCGATCCCGCCTCCCGAGCGCCAAGCGCCTCCCACCATGGCAGAGGCCTATATCAAGGGCCTTATGCTGGCTTCGCAAGAGCTGAAGGAAGTCTCAGGCCAGTTCGAAGCCGATCTGGGCATGGAGGGGAACGAGAAATCCGGCGTTGCTATTCAGCAGAGGCAGCGGCAGGGCGATAACGCGACCTACCACTATATCGACAATCTGGCCTTGGCGATACGGTTTTTGGGCAAGCAGCTCATCGATCTGATCCCCAAGATTTACGACACCAAGCGGATTGTGAAGATTCTGGCCGAGGATGGCGTTGAGCATGAGGTGCAGATCGATCCTCAAGCCCAGCAGGCCTATCAGGTCAAGCAGGAACAGCAGTACGAAACCGTCCAGAGCATCTTCAACCCCACGGTAGGGCGCTATGATGTAGAGGCCGATATTGGTCCTGCCTATGCCACGCGCCGACAGGAAGCCTTCCAGGCCCTGACGCAGCTTATGCAGAAGAATCCCGAATTGATGCATGTGGCCGGGGATTTGATGTTCAAGGCTGCGGATTTCCCGATGGCAGACAAGATCGCGGAACGCCTCAAGCCCAAGCAGGGACCGACGCCCCAGGAACAGGAAGCCGCCAAGCAGATGCAGGGGCTGTCCGAGCTGGTACAGAAGCTGTCCGGAGAAGTCACGCGGCTCAAGGCTGACCGCTCGATTGAGGAACAGCAGAAGGATATCGACCGCTACAAGGCCATCACCGAGCGCATGAAGGTCCTGCTGCCCCTGGAAACCACACCGGCCGATCTGGACCGCATGATGCACGAACTGAGGCTGGCCGAGCAGCAGAACACGCATTCCATGATGCAGGGTGAGCAGCAGGCGGACATCGCATGGCAGCAGTCCGAGCAGGAGCATGGTCAGGCGTTGGAGCAGGGTGCGATGGGCCATCAGCAAGCCTTGGAACAGCAGGCGGCGGCTCCCAAGCCCCAGGCGAGGGCGGCGTGATCTGTTGGGTATCGTTCTATCCCCGGACAGATAGTTTCTTTCACCTATTTGGTCAGATTGATGTCCTTTTTATCCTTTGCGTCCCTGTATTCGTGAGGGCGAAATGAGCAAGGAAGACCGCTCCCGCGACCAACTAGCCTTCCATAAGAAAGGCCGCAAGCAGCGCAAGCGTAATGACCACCGCATGGTGCACAAGCTGATCCTGAAGGTCGCTCAGGAAATGGCTGCCTGTTACTACGAACACGCCGCACACGATAACCAGTTCTATCACTATTACCCGAGCCAGCGGTTCTTCGTGGACTATGAGTGGCACCGCTTCATCCAGAGCGCCAAGGAAAACCTGGCCGATCTGATGGCCAACCCGAACACACCTGAGAGCTATAAGCAAGACATCTATCACGCGCTATTGCTGGATGCGACGCTGCCTTATTCGCAGCAAGAAGCTCAACTCAAGGTACATTGATGCTAAAGGCCGATTTTACCCGGCAGGAGATCGTCAAAGCCATCCTTGCCGAGATGCGGGCCAAGCTCGAAACCCGCACATCTGAGAATGCCCCCGTCATTGACGCCAGTGTCCTGTCCCTAAGCAGCACTCTTGCCCTTATCACCCGTGAATCCAGCCTTCCTTTCCCGGAACTGGAAGGGATCAAGCTGTTATAATCCGTAGCGGTGCGGTCCACCGTGTAAATTGTCAGAAAGCACAGTATGTCAGAGCAAGGTAAGCCTGCCGAAGCCGAAGCCCCTGAATCCACCCTGATCCAGCAAGACGGTGCGATCCCTGAAACAGTCATTCCAGCGGAAGAAAAACCGGAAACGGCTCCTGAGACTGAGGCAGAACCGGAAAAATCTGCCGAAGCACCTTCAGAGCCTGAAAAGCCAAAGCGCAAGCCTTGGTATCAGGATCGCATCGACCAGTTAACACGGCAAAAGAACGAGGAAAGGCAGGCCCGCGAGCGTGCCGAGGCCGAATTGGCGGCCCACAAGCCCAAATCCGAGGGCGAAGAGGGGCAATCCTTCGATCCCAAGCAGTTTGAACAGGTCATTGAGCAGCGCGCCCAGGCTCTTGTCACCCAGCGAGAGGCCCAAAGCCGTACCAGGTCCTTCATCGAGGCCGGCAATAAGGAATTTGGCGCATCCGATTTCATGGACAAGTGCAATGAGGTGGCGGCCTTGGGTGCAGGCGACTCGGTGGAGTTCATGCAGATCATCACCGACCCTGATTTGATCCCGGACGGGCACAAATTGATTGCCGCTCTCGCTGACCATCCTGAGGAAACCCAGCAGATCCTCGCCATGCCGCCTCTCAAGATGGCAGCAGCGCTTACCCGCTTCGCTTCGACGGCAAAACAGCCCGAGAAGCAGATTTCCAAGGCCCCGACACCTATCAAACCGATAGGCGGCACGGCCAAGGCATCGGCCCCGAACGACAATGAACCTATCCAGGACTGGATGGCCAAACGTCGCGCGGAACTGGCCGCAAAAGGCAAGCACTAAGTCATACCCCGCAATGGCCGGTTCATAGCCATGTCTCGCGTGTAAGTGGATTCACGCACCACACAATCCGACAAGCTGCGCGTCTTAAGACGCTCCGGTTTCCACCCCTTCTGCTTGGTCGGCAATGAGGTCTTGGGCTCCCCCTTAAAGCCCTTCCCACATCGCCATTCCACAACCCAAGCCAAAGGAGAAAACCGTGGCTAACTCACTGCTTACTATCGGCGGTATTACGCGCGAAGCGATCCGCCTGTTCATGAACTCCAATGCCTTCATCGGCAACATCGAGAAACAGTACGACAACCAGTTCGCCAAGACCGGCGCCAAGATCGGCCAGCAGCTCCGCATCCGCCTGCCCAACGATTACACCGTTGCAGACGGCCCGGCGCTCCAGGTCCAGGACACCAACGAACAGCAGACCACCATCACCGTGGCAACCCAGCGCCATGTGGACACTTCGTTCAATAGTGTCGATATGACCATGAGCCTGGACGATTATTCCGAAATCATCCTGGCCCCCAAGATTAACAATCTGACGGGCAATGTCGCGGCCACTATCATGTCCGGCGTCACCGTGGCGCAGGGTCCGTTCGCCGGAACCATCGTCAATGGTGCGGAAGGCGGTATCTGCAACTTGGTGCAGAACACCGACAGCCTGTCCGCCATCATCTCCCCGACCTCGGAGACCTGGCTGCTTGGTGGCGCGACCCTGGATGCCAATTCGGCACAGGTCCAGAACCGCAAGGCCGTCCTG